TTAGTATCTTTAAATTTCTTCTTCATCTTAAATATCTATACCCAATAAATGCCATTATTAAAAACCAAGCTACCTTAATTGGTGCTTCATATTCATAGATGTCCATAATCTTCTTTTACATTAAACGAAGGACAAGCCTTACTACTAAATTCATTATGCCCATGTATTTTTGCCTTCGGATAAATACTTTTTAAACCTTCTATTAAAATATAAAAAGACCTTTTTTGTGCATCTGTCCTTGTGTCTTTTGGGTTCATATACTTATCGCATCCACCAACATAACAAACACCCAAACTATTCTTGTTATGACCTTTTGTATGCGCCCCTTGAACATCATTTAACCGACCTTTATGGATGCTACCATCAAGACCTATTACATAATGATAGCCTATATCATCCCAACCATTATCAACAATATGCCATCTTCTGATAGTATCAACTGATACATCTTGACCTTCCCTTGTCGCTGAACAATGGATAATTATTTTATTTATCTCCCTCATCACCCTTTAGGTTTTTATATATTCGTAAAATAGTATAAATAGCAGTCGATATAAGAACAACAGTCTGTAAGTATGGGTTTATCTCGTTTACGGTGCTAACTAATATAGCACCGATATTAAATCCGTATATTCTCAAATCTTCCATTATTCTTCGTAAGTTAATCCGTAAAAGTTATGCTTGTAACTTGACAAGCCTTTAACTTCATATTCTACCCATCCTTCTGGAAAGATAGCGTTTTCGTTTTCATCCAATTCCAAACCTCTCCATAATACATCAACAGAATATTTATCGCTGAATGTTGGCGGATTATCTTCATCTGCAACGTTCGTAGGCAAAAAACCTAATTTTACGACCGTGTGAATGTGAGAAGGGTAAACCTTACCTTCTTCTACAAAAGTTCCTAAAGCATCTATTAATGCTACTGCTTGTGCTTCTGATTGAAAACTATATTTTTTATAAATCATATTATGTTGTTAAACAAGTTAATTCTGAATCTGTTAATCCTTCTTTAAATACTGCAATACATTTTAACTTTCCAGCAAAATCAAAAGCATTATCACCCCTCGCACTTTTTATCCTATCTAAAGTATTTGCAGGAAAAGTTGAACCACCACCTACAACAGAATCTGTAAGTTGACTTCCGTTCACAAAACAAGCAAAATCATTCTCTTTGAATCTCAAACCTATTTTTAAAAAATTTGTAATATCATAGGATGTTGTTGTGAATACTGCTTGAGACGTACCTACTTTAACTGATAGTTGAAGTTCGTTTGAATTAGTTGTGTATAGAATTTTAATAGTATTAGTATTGTTGCCTTCTGACAAGCTGATATTTCTGTCAACTAAATTGTTTTCCAAAGCAGCCATCTCAGCATAAAATGTTCCTTCTGTTGAATCAATTAACGATGTGTCTAATGTTGTATTTAGTCCGAATCCATCTTCCGCCCTTGTTACTGTCGAACCACTTGTTGGAATGTATGATGTTGGTTTTGTTGCGTTAGCATTTGTTGATGTTTCTGCTTGTATTCCATAAATATAAGCACCATTTGTTCCATTTCTTGTTAAGTCAATGTCATTATCACCTTCAGCTAATCTAAATTGAACTGCACCCGATACATCAGTTGTCGTTGTAAACGTTACTGATATTCGATACCAACCATCGCCATAATTTTCAATATTTGCAGTTAAACTTGAAGCCACAGTCCCCAATGTACCATTGGATATGTTAAAAAAAGCAATAGCAGAAGCAACGTCATATTCAGCTAATGCAATCGAAAACCAATCATTGTTACCTTGTTTTTTAACAAATAAAGAAACAACGTTATAATCTCCCGAATTTACAATTGTGCCAAAGTAACGTAACGTAACCCTTCCACTATTTCCATCATTGTTATCTGCAAACTTCCAAGCATTATTATTACCATCGGGTGAGGTAGCTTGTGCTGATGTTAAAACTGCATAATCAATCCCCGCACCACTACCACCACTAAATAAAGTTCCATTTTCAAAGTCATTTGAATAAGTAGCAGTATTGGTAGCTTGTGGTTCAATAAGCCAATGACCAACACCTCCTAAATAATCTATTCTCGGAACATTCTGTGCAACTTCTTCCAATTCACCATCAGCATCCTCACGATTAGCAGTACCAACAACACTACCACTTGTTGCCCTTGTAAAGTCTAAATCAGCATAAGGCGATTCTTTTGGTTTTATAGCATTTATACTTCCAACATCATATGCAGTTGGTGTGATTAAAATACTTGCTTTTTCTAATAAGTTTGCCATTATGATTCGCAGTTTTCAAATTGTTGTAAAATAGCAGTAGTTCCTGCTTTATTTTCTGTGGTGGTAGAACGTGCTTCCAATGCAGAAATTAATCCACCAATAGCAGATACTAAATCTTCATATATTTTACCCCAACTAATAGTATTATCACTTACTCCGTTCCCGAAGTTCGTTGTCTCGTAAATCTTTCCCCAACTGATTGTATTTGCCATTTAAGTATTTTTGTAATTTAACAATGTTTTTTTTCTTTGGCTTATATCCTTTACTTATAAAACCCATCCAGTATAGTTTATATCTCTTTCGGGATAAATACCCCCATCTTGATTCTGAATAAATTCGGGAAACAACTCACTATTAAAATTCATGTATTGTATAAATCTCTCCGTATAAAATTCAGCAGTATCCTTCGCTTTGTTTACAAGCATATTTATTTCATCGGGTTCTACCGAAGTAGAATTTTCGCTATTATGTTTAAATATACCTCCATTTGCAATCTGATAAGCTGCAAATGGAATAAAGGCTACTTGTGAATACCAAACCAACATAGGTTTTACATAGTCATTCACTAAAGACAAGTAATTACCTTGTAAACCACTTTCACTTGTTGCATCTGTTTGTAATTTCTCATACAATTTGCTTCCAAGTTGTAATTGAATATTGGTATCTTGTGCTACCTCAACAAACTGAACCAACTTATCAGTATCCAAGTTTCCATCAAAGATAGACTTGCGTTTTAATTCATCTAAAGTTATAAATAGTACCTTACTCATAATTATTTTTTTGATGTAAAACGACCTTTGTCTGGTCTGTTCCAATTAGCTTGACCTACCTCTTTAGGATTATTAGGTGATTTAAAACCTTCGTTGTTTGCAGAAGATTCACTTACAACACTATCAGAAGATACTTTCTTTTTATACACTTTACGTTCAAATATATGCTTGCAATTAACTCCACCTTTCCACTTGAACAAACTGTAATTTCTACCCTTGTGTCCATGCTTCTTGTTTACCCCTCTAAAAGACATCATATTAATATCTTCTAATCTGAACACAATACCCTTATTTGCCAATTCCATCATCTTTTGGCAAAATAATCTACTCTTCTTAGAAGGTACTACCTCTTTGTAAGCATACCTTACTTTATATCCTGCATTGTCTTGCGTAGATTCTTTCTTAGGTTTTGCATCATCAGCAGTAGGTTGTGATAGCTTAGTAACATCAAAATCTTCTTTACCATCTACAACATCTTCTCTATATACAAGTTCCCAATCATTAGAAACAACTTCTCCTAATTCTTCTAATTGGTCTAATAAATCTTGACCTTCATCCTCTGTTATTTGGTTTTTTTCCTCCGAAGAAAAGAACCCTTTTATCTTATTAATTAACCCTTTATCAGACGATAACTTCTCCCCAGTTTCCTCTTCTCGTTTTACTTTGGTAGAAATATTTTCCAATTCAGTAAATTCAATAGGTTGTAAAGTAACAAAATACAAGTCTAAATTAATACCGTTAAACGTTAGTAGTTCGTTAAAGGCATCAATTAACATTGTTTGGAATGGTCTGATTACAATGTTATCCATCAATATACTTGCAGTTCTTAATTCCTCTGCATTGTTACCAAAACCAGTATTGTCTTTAATACCTAATAAGATAGGCGATACAACACCATGGCCAATCATAATTTTCTCTCTACTTTCTGTCGCTAAGAAATCATACTGTGCGTGTGCATCGGGTAAATGAATTGGTTCTACTGTTGACTGTGATTCTGAATCTTCGTTAAATGCAAGTATAAACTTTCCTGCATTTGAAGTACCACTAAACTTATCATAAACTTTATTTTCTATGATTTGTTGTGTTTCCTCGTTAGGAATACCATTATTAAAGTTCATTAACAAAGATGGCTGCAAGCCATTTTGTATGTTGTTTATATGATAATTAGACACTTCTTCTTCTAAAGAACAATACTGTAAACACCCTTGATAATCTACTGGTGTGTAATAGTAAAAACCGCTTCTGTATGGTTTTACTACATATATTTCGTTTAGCTGACTTTCAGTGCCATTGCCAAAAGAAGGTATTCTTTTTGGCTTGTCATTATGCTTGATTTCTTTCCAATTCGGGTGATAGTAATAGGCTTTTATTTTACCATCTTTCGCTTTTTCAGCACGAAGTGTTTCCATTGGAAAATGTAAAATCTTATCTATTTCATTCTTACCGTTCTTGTATATAACTTGCATAGAAGCCATACCAAGAAGTTTAATGTCATTTACAATCTTCTTAACTTCTTTAGGTCTTAACAAGACCTTCATCTTTCCAAATTGAATAGGATTAGTTTCTGAATCAGTAGCATTTAAACCACGACCATAAATCATATCTACGATACCATTTATACATCTTGAATTAGTTGCACTTCCTAAATATCTTTCTACTAAATCATTAAAGTAACAATTATCTTCTCCGTATTCTACCCAATCATTTTTGTGGTGTTCTTCTACTTTGGGTATTTCATAACCCGACAAAGAAACCATCCTAATACTGTCCTTATATTCTTTTCTACTTCTTCTACTCATTTTGTTTGTTTTCTAAGTATTCTTCGTAAAGACTTAAATCCATTAATTTACTTTCAAACGCATCAATGGAAGTAAATTTTTCAACACTATCAAAACCGCTTATTAATGTTTGTCCAACAGACAATTTACCATAATGGTAAATGTCTGCATTATCCTTAGACAATATATAAAACTTTTCTATTGATGATTTATAAACCCTTATCATGTTATACTTGCCCTCCATCTGTTATTGTCCAACTATATGTATTAACAAGCGTTTGTCTTGCTGTTGCAGCAGCACCACTTGAATATTGAGAACCTCCCATGTTTAAAGATACATTGTTTTGTAAGTTTTGTGATGCCCAACCTATTAATAATGAATCATAAGTTGTAGTATCTAATGGGTAAACTGAATCAATAAACGCATTTGAAAAATCGGAAATATGTGCAACATCCCAACTACCCAAGTTTGGAATAGTTACTACGTTTGAATATGCAAACGCATTTTTGAGTTTACCACCCGATGCAATAGTTGGTGTATCTGTTGCAGTTAAAGAACTTAAACCATCACAACTCTTAAAAGCATCCTCCATAGTTTCAAGCGTTAAATTTCCCCATTGTTTAACATCA